AGTTTGGTTGGAGCAATCGGAGCAAGTGCGCTTACAAAAGGTCCTTCTGGAGCTGCGTTGTTTGGTGGACTTACATACGGTGGTGAATCTAAGAGCGAAAAAGATAAAAAGTTAACAGAGGTAGCAAACTTAGGTTTATTAGATGACCAGCCTCAATTCAAAGCGTTTTATGAAAAGACTGGCAATAGAGAAATTGCATTAGAGATGATGAAGAAGGATGTTAACTCACAATCCGTGTTACAAGATTTAACGGTCGGTGCGTTGAGTGGGATGATTTCAGATCGGATATTCAAAGGAAAATTAATTCCGAAAGGTACTGGAAGTGCAATTACAACCGCTCTTGGAAAGGCTCCCGTTGTTGGGACAATAGCTAAAGCTGCTGGAACTGGGATAAATACTGCACTAAATAAAGCCTCAGGGGTTATTAACCCACTTCTTTCTAAAACTTCGTCCGCGATAGGATCAAGGATTCCAGCCAATTTACAGACTCTAGCAAACAAGGCTAGTGGTGCAGTTGCCAACGTAAATACAAGGCCTACCACAGCTTTCTTGAGAGAGGCGGCGAAAAGAGCGGCTCAGAATTTCGCCGCAGAGTTTACTCAAGAGGGATACATGGAGACAATTGCTACACAAAGGGCTCTTGATAAAGCATTAGCAATGGAACAACAGTTCCAGATGGCGGATGCTCCGTCTAAAGTTGACCAAGGTTTAGTAGGCGGAGTACAGGGGGTGTTCGGCGGTGGTGCTTCTACTCTTAACAGTGCGTTAGCCGCTGCCCGAGCAGCGAAGGGTGGTCCTGGGAATGCTCCAGTGGTAGGATCTGTCCCAAATAACAATCAGATTTTTGGTCCAAACCAACCCGGAGCCTCCAACATTTATGGTCCAAACCTAGGAACGTCAAACATTTTTCAAGGTCCTTTAGAAGATGGTACTACCGACATGAGGGGAGTTCTTGATCGTGCGCGAGACAACTTTGGGACTAACAACCAGAGTTTAGAAGACACTACTACAGATGTTAGTGGAATTCTTTCAGGGCGACGCAACTTTGGGACTAACAACCAAGTCATGGAAGACAACTTTGGAAATCCTTACGCGCCTCCCCTAAACAACTTTGGAACTAACAACCAACAAAGAGAAGACACTACTGTAAATCCTTTCACGGCTCCCCTAAACGCCTTTGGAACTAACAACCAAGTCATAGAAGACACCGTGGACATGAGCGGAGTTCTTCCACGACGAGGCAACTTTGGGACTAAGGACCAAGTTATAGAAAGCACCACTGGTGCAGACATGAGTGGACTTCTTGGACAACGAGGCAACTTTGGGACTAAGGACCAACAAAGAGAAGACACCACTATAAATCCTCTTACAGGTCAACGAGATAATTTTGGTACTAAGGACCAAGTGTTAGAAAAAACACCGGGGGAATTAATATTGTCTCAAGCAGAAAAAGGACCACTTAAATCATTCGCAGAAGTACAAGCAGAAGCTGTTGCTAACGTAACTCCAGCAAATGAATTTGTAGGATCGGCTACAACTCTAGATAATATTAAGGTGATGGATGTAATTAACGAGGAGATTTTAAGAACTGGTGGATTGTCTTTGAGTACGGCTAGACAATTAGAAGCCAACACTCCTTTCACTATGGTTCAAATTAACGAGATGGTAACTCAAGCAACTAATCCTGCAGCCAATCCTTTAGAAACAAGTGGGAACCTTTCTTTCGTAGAACAGATAGGACCGATGCCCTTTGTTAATCGAGGAATGAATCCTTCTACTACACAGCTTGAGTCCACTGGGCTTATAGGACCGAAGCCAATGCTTGGGCCCGCAAACATGACACGCACCCAACTAGAGAACAATCAATTACTTGGACAATTTGAACAAGCTAAAGCAGATTTTGCTGCAAACAATGCTACTAATACGTCAGTAGATACAGGGATCATCGGACCGATGCCAATGTTTGGGCCTGCTAATCAAACAAATACTTCTGGTTCAACTGTAACGAACAACAACATGACCAATCTAGAAACCACAAACACTAATCCGTATATTGATACCACTGTGGTGCCTCCGCCAGAGGATACTGAGGGTGGTCCTGGGACTGCTCAACCAGTAGGATCAGGAACTGGAGAAGGAGACAGTGATATCACTACTCCACCAGATGATAACGGCAACTGTCCTCCTGGTTACATTATGAAATTTATCAATGGCATGTACATATGTGTGCCGATAGAAGAAGAAGTAGAGGAGGAAGAAGTAGAGGAAGAAAAAGTAGTTACCTACGGTCGTCCTCGTGCGGGATCGTACTACCAACCTAGAACGGTAGGACGAATTAGTCCCTATATCTTAAACTCTGATGAAGTCTAATGAACTTACAGGCTCTTCCCGAAGAGGCGTTGAAGGAAATACTAACCCTCACCGAGGCTAAGAAACGCTTAGATCTTAGGGACGAGGCGCAAGAACACTTCATGCCGTTTGCACATCATGTGTACGAGAACTTCATTGAAGGTCGGCATCATAGGATTATTGCAGAAAAACTAGAGCAAGTGGCTCAAGGTAAGCTAAAGAGGCTTATTATTAACATGCCACCTCGTCATTCCAAGTCAGAGTTTGCCTCCTATCTCATGCCAGCATGGTTCTTGGGCCGTAATCCAAAGCTTAAGATCATTCAGGCTACGCATAATACGGAGCTTGCTGTACGTTTTGGTAGGAAGGTACGAGATTTAATCGACGATCCTCAATACAAAGAAGTTTTTCCTAACACGCATCTTAAAGAAGACAACAAAGGTGCTGGTAAATGGCAGACGAGTGCTGGTGGTGAGTACTTTGCGGCGGGTGTAGGAGCTGCGGTAACGGGTCGTGGTGCGGATTTATTTGTTATTGATGACCCACACTCGGAGCAAGATGCTTTAAGCGAGACTGCATTCGATCATGCGTATGAATGGTACACTTCTGGTCCTCGACAGCGTCTTCAGCCTGGTGGATCTATTATAATTGTTATGACGAGGTGGGGAAAAAAAGACTTGACAGGCCGATTACTCGCTGCACAGGGGTCAGATGTTATGTCTGATCAGTGGGATGTGGTAGAGTTTCCAGCGATACTTCCATCAGACAATGCTTTATGGCCTGAGTTTTGGGAGAAGGATGCTTTACTATCGATTAAAGCTTCTCTTCCTGTAGCTAAATGGTCAGCGCAGTGGCAGCAACAACCGACTACTTCACAGGGTGCGATCGTGAAGAAAGAGTGGTGGCAGCCGTGGGAGAAAGAAAAGATACCTCCGTTGAAGTATGTTTTACAGGCATATGACACAGCATTTTCAAAAAAAGAAACTGCGGACTATTCAGCGATCACAACTTGGGGTATATTCAACCCAGAAGAAGGCGGACCAGACAACATAATTCTTTTGGATGCCCAGCGAGGACGTTGGAATTTTCCAGAGTTAAAAGAAATTGCGTTTGATGAGCATGAGTATTGGGAACCCGATATGGTATTGATAGAAGCAAAAGCAACTGGTACTCCTTTGATACAGGAGTTGCGGCTTCGAGGCATTCCAGCTTTGGGATTTGCACCCGGCAAAGGCAACGATAAGGTAACTCGTATGCACATGGTTGCACCAATGTTCGAAGCTGGTGTAGTATGGGCACCAACGGACAAGAAGTTTACGGACGAAGTGATAGAAGAAGTAGCGTCATTTCCTAATGGAGACCATGATGACTTTTGTGATAGTATGACGTTAGCTATAATGAGATTCCGACAGGGGGGATTTGTTTCTCTTGACGGAGAAGAATTAGATGAAGATTATCACCCTCAGAAAAGGGAGTACTACTAATGGCACTACCACCACAACCGATGGGATCAATTGTTGATTCTGGTTTTATGCAAGGTCAAGCATCTCCTGAAATGGAGGGGCAAGAAATTGAAGTCGTTGAAGAAGAAACTTTTGAGGGTGGAGCCGAGATAACACCAGGAGAAGATGGAAGTGCTATTATCCAAGCCTTATCTGGCATGGAAGATCAAGAAGTAGACGTTGCGATTGAGCATGATGAAAACTTAGCAGAGTATTTAGACGACGGATATCTTGGGGAGCTGTCTTCTGAGTTAAGGGGATCTTATGAAGATGACCTCGTTTCGAGGAGCGAGTGGGAAGAAGCATATACCAATGGTCTAGATCAGTTGGGAGTTAAGCAAACAGAAAGATCTGTTCCTTTTGAAGGAGCCTCTGGTGTTACTCACCCTTTGATTATGGAATCGGTTACCCAGTTCCAAGCTCAAGCGTATAAAGAATTATTACCGTCAGGCGGACCAGTTAAGACACAGGTCTTAGGACTGCAAAGCGCGGAGCATGAAGCTCAAGCACACCGTGTTAGAGACTATATGAACTATCAGATCATGGAGGTCATGCAGGAGTATGATCCTGACATGGATCAATTGTTATTTTACTTACCGTTGTCTGGATCGACGTTTAAGAAAGTCTATTATGATCCTACGATGCAAAGAGCGGTATCTAAGTTTCTTCCAGCGCAGGACTTAGTTGTTCCGTATTCTGCTACTGATCTTGCTACTGCGTCTAGAGTTACGCATGTTTTACGAATGGATTCTAATGAAGTCCGTAAGATGCAAGTTGCAGGGTTTTATCGGGATGTTGAGTTAACTGAGTCTGACGAAGAGAACATTGTTAAACAAAAAGTTAATGAGCTTGACGGCATATCTAAGACATACATGGATGACGTGTACACTGTGTTAGAGATGCATGTTAATTTAGACCTTGAGGGATTTGAAGACAAGGCTCCTGATGGGGAAGACACAGGAATACAACTACCTTACATTGTTGCGATAGATCAGGGATCTGGAGAGATCTTATCTATTCGTAGAAACTTTGAAGAAAATTCAGACATCGCTATGAAGCGACAATATTTTGTTCATTATAAGTTCATGCCTGGATTAGGGTTTTATGGTTTTGGCCTAATCCACATGATTGGGGGTCTTGGTCGGTCTGCTACAAGCATCCTACGTCAGCTAATTGACGCTGGGACGTTGGCTAATTTGCCAGCGGGATTCAAGGCTAGAGGTGTAAGGGTTCGCAATTCGGATGACCCCTTACAACCGGGCGAATGGCGGGATATTGATGTACCTGGTGGCGATATAAGGAGTGCGATTACACCGCTTCCGTATAAAGAACCATCGGCAACTTTGGCTCAATTGCTGGCGGCATTGATTGAAGGCGGACGAAGATTTCTTTCCGTTGCTGATCAAGAAGCCAACAACAT